GACTCCTTACCCTCCGACTTCTCTCCTAAACGATCTCGGGTTCGTTCTGCCCATTCCATGGCTCTCATTTTTGATTCGCCTAAATCTCCACCCCATGCAAGCCAAGCCCACTGCCCAGCAGTCATAGGTCCGTCGCCTCTTAAATAAGCAGCGGCTCTAGGTGAATCTAGATCTGACTTATGGCGAGCGAACCATGCAGCCATTCGAGTTACTTTGTTGGAACTGGCAGTGCCACTTGCCAACTGTCGTGTTTCACGCATTGTCTTATCAGTGACCCCGTCACCTTTACTGTCCATGTTGTCGAGTGCTCTTTGAGCATTTTTAGACACATAAGAAGGAACATCTACTGTTTCTGCTTTTTCTTCCGAAACACCATTAAGAGAAGCGGCTTCAGGCACTACTTCAGTTGGCTCAACTGGAGGAGTCACCATTGGGGCATGCGGCATTAATATGCCTGGTTGAGATGCGTCGGGAGGTGTGAAGTCTTGGGATGGTGTTTGACCATCGGCAACTGCTTGGCCAATAGGCATCAGGTTCGCTTGAATCCACATAAGGTCAGCGCCAACCGGCTCTCTGCCAGTCTTTTGCCTGTACTCATCTATTGAGATGGCACCGAATTTAAGTTCTTCGAGATGGTAAGCCGCACGTTCACGCTCATCTCTTGAGAGGATTGCTACATCTTCAAGATTGAATTTGACTGTTAATTCGTCTGAGCCATCTAAACGATCAAAGGCTCTTTCAATCAGCATTAGATGAGGGAGCATCGTTTCACGCCAGAACACCTCAAGTTCTGTGTCAGCGTTTGCGAACGTTCGTTCGCTTGCGTTTCCAATAACTGATTCTGGGACACCGAATGCCATAAGAATTTCTTCTTTGGCTAATTGCTTCGTCTCTGTGTACTGAGCGTCACGCTGTGCCATTGACGTGTCAATCCATTTAGCCTGTTCGGCTTCCATGATTGTCATACGACCAGCCCCGCCAAGAGCGGAACCTGTATTCCCTAAGAAACGACGTCGTATTTCCTCTGCTGAATCATCATCAAGTTCACCTTGGACCATAAGGATGCCACCAGGGCGACCATCGTTGACCATAAAGTTTCTGTTGTAGATACGTGAGTAGTAGTCAATGTCGATTGCTAACCCACAGGCTTCCAGAGGGGATTGTCCTCTGTACGGGTCTGTTGGATGTGGGATTCGTACCCATACGACATCTTCTGGTTTGACGATTCGTTCTTTAGTGTTTGGAACTTGGACCGAGTATCCAGAAACAAACTTTTTAGGATCTGGTATAGGAAATGTCCAATTAGGTGGGAGCAAATACAAACCAACAACATTGTCGAGACGATCTTTAACGACCTCAATGAATGCACCTCTTTTCGAAAGAAGAACTTGTGAAGAGAGTTGGAATCTGAAGTTGTAAGAATCATGGTGTGGATTTGCTTTACGGTTTAGAACAGGGTCTAGAGGACTAGCAACCTGTTCGTGGTCTGCGTCCAGTATTTCCAGTGGCAATCGAGCAGCGTTAGATGCAATCGCATAAACACTTTTGTAAACCCAGGTGACTCTGTCGTTCCCTTCGCTTACAGCGCGATCAACATCCCAGTCATCTTTGTACGCTTTTTTCCTGCCACCTTCGATTGGATTGAGACGAGCCATATTATCGTTGTAATAGAAGGCTTTATTGCCTTCGGAAAGGTTACGATCCCATCCACTTCGATCGTGGCCATTGAACTTGAATCCATCTAGAAAACCCATATCAGCCCTCGTAGCCCATTAAAAGTGAAATACCTATTAGTACACCAGCGGCTGCGCCGAGTCCCCAAGAGACCCCGATTGTAAATCCGCACAAAATTGCGGCTGATGCGCCCGAGGTTAAAGACACAACTGCGATTTTCTCTTTTAAGTTGAGTGCTTGTACAAGCACTGCACCGATTGTCGCGACCATACTCAACCCCGCCCAGGTTATTAACGCTGGGATATTAGACATGGTCATAGCCTACGCTGCCTAGACCGCTTGGCGTGATAGGTACAGTCACCATCCTGGGAATAATCCCATCTGCCGACCATCAGTGCGAAAATCAAATGCACCATCTTGTAACTCATTAATCAAATGTCCACTCAATTCTGGGTCTTCTAATGCCCTGTTAGCCAATGTAGAAACCGAGTTAAAAGCCCCAATACAAGCACTAAAAACCATTTTAAGGTATTGAGGGTCACCTTTGATCGGAATCCAGCGAAATGTTGATGCTGGACCTCCAAATATCGAAGCAAAATCTTCTGACCAATCCGTATCAGAGATATAGCCTCTTACAACTTTCCCTTGCGGTGGTGGGTTGCCGAATATAGCCCCATCTATGTATGAGATGCCGTGAGCCTCTGCATACATTTCTAAATCTCGTTTTCTTTCCGCTGGTTTAGTATTCGCATCACAGTAGACACCCCGGAATCCGGCTTTCCCCACCCGGTCCAGGGTGTCCACTGACCAATGCGGATCGGTATGGGAATAATCCACACCTACGCAAAGAATGTATTTAGTCTCCAGAGCCATCGCTTCAAGTGTCCCAACATCACGAAAGCCATAGCGGTCTGCTCTTGCTCGTGTTTTTTCAGAACGATCTTCACTTGCCCAAATGATTTCGTGAAAGTTGTCTTGTGCAGCACGGGCAATCCCTGTCCCCATTTCACCGGGTGAAATAACACCTATGATTGCCATTTCCAAGCCCCCTCTATCTTTTCAATAAACCTATCGGGATCATGCTCATATGTAGGTGGATTCATACTCCCGCCTACTAAATAATAAGCCTCACGCCCCATATCCATCATCAATTTTGTGGGGCATGGATAAACAACCCAATATTTTTTGCCATCCCAAGAGCCACCTTTAAAAACAACTTCACGAGCGTTTTTTCGGTGATCTGACGTTTCTTTTCTTTTACCTTTTCGTGCCATTTGACTTCCTCACTTCCAATGCAACAATAGGGACAATCCGTCTAGAGCAAGCGGGGAGGTGGTCATAAGGATCGTCGTCGGGGTTAAATCCGACGGCGATTCGCTCTTTCCAGCCTCCACCTCTCACGAGGTGTTAGCCCTCCCCAAATTCCAAATTCGATTGGCGCTTCCATCGCATATTTTAAACATTCCTTAGTAACAGAGCACTGGCTACAAACTTCTTTAGCGTCTTTTGTTTCTGCTATGTGTTTACGTTCATCAAGAAAAAAAAGAGACGTGCTAGTGCCTTTGCAGAGCGCTTTTTCAAACCAACTTGTATCAAGTTGCGCGTCTTTTTTGACCGTGTATCTATAGTTGTGACCCAAACTATGCCCCGGCACCGTCTTCATACCTACGCAAAATCATTGGGGTACCTTCACCCAGGTATGCAGAAAAGGTATTGGTGCAGAGGTAATCAACAGCATCTTCGAGCCCCATGGTCGCCGATAACTGTTCAATCATCAGATCTTCGTCATACACAATGACGGTGTCCATCCCAGGGCGAGATGCATAACCAATAATGCAACTATCAAATAATGTTTGTGGACCTGGGCCATCAAAAATAACTGCCTCAGGGTTCAACTCTGCTAGGTCGTCCCACCATTCACCAGTGCGTATCTCGTTAACATCGCTAGCCTGTGCAGGCCACATAGTGATGCTCTTGTCGCAAATGACGTCTGGTGTTTCATCTATTTCTTTTTCTTTCATCTTGAAGTCTTTTCGCTAGTTCTCTTAAGTCCTGAGGAGTCCCTACGAACTCCTTATTCACAAGTGTACAACAGTTCGGACATTCACCTTGGTATTTCGCTAAGACTCGCTTACCCACATACCACCCACAGTCCCAACAACGGTAGAGGGAAGGTTTAGTTGCCATTGACCCTCAACCCCTTAGACGTTCCTGACTGCGAAAATCGAGGTATGGACATGACCGAACATTGGGAGCAGAGAACAAACATTCTTGATGGGTTGTCTGCTGCCTTGGCGTATATGGAAGATCAAATAGAGAATCTTAAAAGCCTAATCGAAGATGAAGTGGAAGAAGAGCGAACGCACTATGCCGAACTCTGAAGAAGTAATAAAAACTGACAGAGACACAGTCTGGGGAAGACAACATTTCGACCCTAAAAAAGGAACGTCATGGCACACTTTCCCAGATGGCGTAGACACACGAAGGTCAATCCAATTACGGAAAAAATATAGGCAACAATCATGAGCGAACAATCTGAAACAGACGCAGAAGTACTGACTGAAGCCTTACTAAATATTCAAAGTTCTATAGAAAAAGCCACAGACAAAATGGCCGGGCGAGTCAAAGAAAAAATTGATGACACATTAAGCATCTTTGACAAAATAAAGGACAACATTGCATGGGTCCTCGGTCTCCCTGCTGCATTTGCAGGATCATTTGGGTTCTTATGGGACTCAAGTAACGATGAAGCAGCACTTTCTTATCAGGTAGCCCAACTTGAGGATGCAGTAGCAGAACTCAAATCTGAGAATGATCTTCTCGGTGGCGGCACCAAAAACTTTTCGCTTGACATGAGCCAAGCACCAGGCGGTTCCATAACCGTCATTATCGGTGCTGCTGCAATCGCAGCCCTTATTGGACTGTTGATCTGGTATCAGACTAAGCGTAGACGTAGTAAACGGTGAAACGGCTCCTGGCGTATTTGTGCGCCGGGGCGTTATTCGCAGCCGGTTGCTCAAGTGGAAGCAGTCAGGAAGGAAGGGACGAGAAACCGCCAGAAACTTCTGCGCCCAAAATTGAAATTGTTCAAGATCTCACAAAACCTCTTGACGATTACGCTCTTAATTTCAAACCGAATGAAGACTCGTTTTCATTTGAAAACTTCGGTGGAGGAGAAGCCCCTGCTGACCTAACAGTCAACATGGCTCGTCGTCTTTATG